TTCGCTGGAAGAACACCAGGTGTTCCAGGTGCCGCAAGTTATCAACAATTCCCTAAAGGCTATGGCTTTTGGGGAGTTCCACCCGATGTAGGGGTAACTGTCGCAATCTTCTTTGCAAACGGGAACATTCACGAATGTTATTGGTTCGCATGTGGTTTTGATGACCGCATGAATACCATGATTCCAGGAAGTGCTACACAGAAACTTCCAAGTAGTGGATATGATATGCCAGTGCCAGTTACTGACTATGACCGTAACACAATTCAAACTCAGCTAGACGAGAAGTACGTTAACGTACCGTTAGTAGCAGGTTTAACAAAACAAAACCTTTTGTACGATGAGCAGAAAGGTGTACCGAATCGTAGTAGTACTCGTCAAACTACCAGTACAGTTTATGGTTTGGCTTCTCCACGTGGAAATAACTTTATCATCGATGATGGATATACTGATGCTGAATTAACTGCACCAAATTGGGATGATGATCCAGATGGTTATCAGAACACACAAGTTAATAACCCAGCAAACGATACTACAGTAGGTTTACGTAAGAATGAAGGTATTGTCCTTCGTACCAGAAGTGGTGCACAATTCTTACTTTCCGAAAGTGATGGTAATGTTTTCATTATTAACCGCGATGGTACTGCAAGGATTGAAATGACCGCTGATGGTCAAATTACTGCACACTCTGATAAAAGTATTACAATCAGAACAGAAGAAGATTTCAACCTATCTGTTAAACAGGATATGAATATTGAAATTGGTCGCAATCTTAATGTTCACGCACAAGGCGACACAAAATTAAACCTAGTAGGTAAATTAGACGCACTAATTGGAAACCAAGTTGTTATTAATACAGGTGCTGATTTACGTTTGGTAGCTGCATCAAGTATTCGTGTACAATCCGGTAGTAGTACTAACATTACTTCTGGTGAGAACACTGCAATTAAAACCGGAACAACTTTAGATGTAACTGCACCAGATTCTATTAATCTTAGTGGTGGTGGTACAAACTTCAATATCGCCGGAGTTGTGGAAAGTAGTTCACAAATTAATGCACCTGACTTTGTAACACCTAATGTTGGTCTAACAAGTCACATTCACTTACACGCTGCATTTGCAAGTCCTACCAATCACAGTAATGAGATGGCAGCACCAATTCAAGGCGGTACGAGCGGTAATTCGAAAGCAGCGGCGGCTCCACAGCCAGCCAATGATGTTGCACCAGAAACACCAAAAGCTGAAGCACAGAATTCAGTACAGCACATTAACAGTACTTCAGAAGTAAGTCAAGTTCTTACTCAAGATTTAGTAGTTACTGATGGATCTGACGGTTCTAGTACATACACTACTACATATGAAAGTTTGCAGTTATTCATGCCTTGTACTGGAACAATTCGACAATTCGGATTTTGGGGTAAAGGTGTTCCAACAGAATCGGGTTCTACCACAAATAGAAATGGATGGATTATCCAATGTAAAGGTGATGTTGTTGCACCTGAAGGTGGATTAGTTACAAAAATGGGAAATGGTGGTGTTATAATTACACACCCAATTGGATACAAGTCGGTGTTTTATGATATTGCTGTTAGTGTTAATAATAAAGATACTGTCACGAAAGGGCAGAAAATAGGAACATCGAACGGAGTATTCAGTTACGAAATTCGTTTAGTTTCCGCAAACATTTATGGATTCTCAGGCACAGTTGATCCTGGATTATTCTTCAAGACTGTTACCGGAAAAGGTAGCGATTGTGCAAATAAGAGTTTAACTGCTGGTAAAGCATCTAATCCGAACGCTACTGCATCTACTGGTTATTCACCAGATAGTACTGACTTGGTAGTAATTACTACGGTAAACAGTATTGGTTCAACTTATGCACAGCGTGGTTCTTTACACGTTCCTCAACGAACTACTAAGAAAAAATCTGGTGGTGGTGGTAGTTCATCTGCACCTGCCGAAGATTTATCTAATTTAGATAAAACTGCTATCGATTGGAAAATTGTTCCAAGTGATGGAAAGTTGATGGAAGAAGTGAAAGAGTTCGAAGGTACAATTCAGTATCAGACAGCCGTTGGGTATTACCGTAATGGTAAATTCTGGATTTATAAAGACAGTCTAGGTTATCCGACAATTGGTTACGGTCACTTAATTACCGCTAGTGATAACTTTGCTGGTGGTATTAATGAGGTACAAGCTGATGAATTACTAATGAAAGACTTAGTAAGAACAGTCAATGATGCTAAAGGAATTTATGCACAATATAAGATGAAAACTCCATATATTGTACAGATAGTACTAACTGAAATGGTATTCCAGATGGGTAAAGGTGGTGTTCTTAAATTCAAGAATACACTTCAAGCTATGGCAAATGGTGATTATAAAGCTGCTGCTGCTGGTATTAGAAATTCTGCATGGTACAGACAAACAACTCGTAGGGCAGAAGTTATGGCACGTAGATTAGAGGCTGCTCAATAAATACCTATACTGATTATTTTCAGGAGGTAATTATATGAGTAATTGGGTTTTAACTAGTCAAGATGCTAAGCTATTAAATGACATTAAACTGTTCGAAGGTACTATTGCATATCAAACTAAGGTTGGATATTTCAAGAATGGAAAGTTTAATGTTTACAAAGATAGTTTAGGTTATCCGACAATTGGTTACGGTCACCTAGTACTTTCAAACGAAAACTTTGCACAAGGTTTAACTGAAAGTCAAGCTAATGACCTGCTAGCTAAAGATTTAGCTGCAAAAGTTTCAGACGCAAAATCGATTTATGAACAATATGGTATGAAAGGTAATATTGAATTACAGAAAGTTTTAACTCAAATGGTATTCCAGATGGGTAAAGGCAAAGTTCTACAATTCAAGAATACATTATCCTGTATGGCTCGTGGTGATTACAAAGGTGCTGCATCTGGAATGCGTAATTCTGCTTGGTATAAACAAGCAACTTCACGTGCTGAATCTTTAGCACGTATTGTTGAATCGCTATAAGGGAAAAATAATGGCAATTATATTCAAAGGATTTTCTTCTCCTATTGTGGGAAGGACAAAAGTACTATACGACGTTGATTTAGTTAAACAGGATTTAATTAATCATTTTAATACTCGTAAGGGTGAAAGAGTGATGGATGTGGATTATGGTTTTATCGGATGGGATTTACTATTCGAATTAGATAGACCTGGTAATGCACAATTACTGGAAGCAGATTGCAGAAATATAGTGTCGCAAGATCCTAGATTACAGTTGCTATCTATTACAGTTTCCAGCGTTGAATACGGTTACCAAATCAGCTTAGTACTTAACTATGTACAGTTAGAGACGGTAGAGGAATTATCGTTGGTGTTCGATAATCGTTCACAACAACGTATGGCATTTGTTAATGCCGCATAAGTCAAAGGCATCTTTCGAGATGCCTTTTCTTTTGGATAAATATTTCTATATTATTATATGAGGTGTATAAAAACATGGCACAACAAAAAAGACAATCTAATTTGTATGCTGCTGAAGATTGGACGCAAGTTTATGAAAGCTTTGCACAAATAAATCTTCAAGCTTATGATTTCGATACCATCCGTGAAAGTATGATTAACTATTTGCGTTTGACATATCCTGATTCATTCAATGACTGGATTGAAAACGATGAGTTCATTTTTATTCTAGATACAATTGCATTAATTGGTCAGAACTTAGCGTTCCGTATGGATATGAACAGTAGAGAAAACTTTCTGGATACTGCCGAACGTCGAGCTTCAGTACTTAAATTAGCAAAAATGATCTCTTATGCACCAAAACGTGCATATCCTGGACGTGGACTTGCGAAAGTAATGACCGTTAAAACAAACCAGGACATTAAGAACAGTTTCGGTTCTTCATTACGTAACCAAATTATTCGCTGGAATGACCCAAGCGATCCTAACTGGTATGAAAACTTCATTCTTGTAATGAACAGTGCTTTTGTGGATACGAACCAGTTTGGTGATCCAATTAAAAAAGTTATCGCCAATGGCGTAACTAATCAACTATACCAAATGAACACTATTCCAATGTCTGCTCCAAATATTCCATTCACTGCGAATATTAATGGTGAATCAATGACATTCGAAGTAGTCAACCCTGATATTACCAGTACAGGTACAGCACAAGAGCGTCATCCACAGCCACAAGAACAAAAACATATCATCTATCGTAACGATGGTAATGGATTCGAGTCTCCATATACTGGATTCTTTGTTTATTTCAAACAAGGTAACTTGTCATTCACTGATTATGACTATGAACAACGTATCGAAAACAGAACTCAAGATTTAGATACCAATAATATCAATGAAATTGACGTTTGGGTACAGGAAATTACCGAAGACGGTTTAGTACGTACTAAATGGACTCGTGTGCCAGCAATTGAATCAATTTCATATAACTCAGTAGACCGTAAACAGAAAAGTATCTTCTCTGTAACTACTCGTGATAATGACCAGATTACAATTAAGTTTCCTGACGCAAGAAGTGGTCAAGTTCCACGTGGATCTTATCGTTTCTGGTATCGTGTATCAAATGGTGAGACTTATACGATTAAAACTACTGATATTCAGAACAAACCTGTACAATATACTTACAGAACTAATACTCAGTCAGAATACGAAAGCAGTACTCTAGATATGCAGTTCAGTTTGCAATTCCAGTCATCATTAGCACAATCTAAAGAGACAATGGAGCAAATTAAAGAACGTGCACCACAACTGTACTACACACAGAACCGTTTTGTTAA